CGACGGTATGGACGTAGCCCCAAAGATTACGCACCGCTCGTACTCTCGCGCATCAGCAGTTTGGCCGCGCAGGATAGACTGGTCAACAAACCCGTAGGTGTGCTGGGGGATGGATTTATTCATTGCTCATTTTATGTAAACCCAGCTTTCTTGCTGACGTTCAATAGCGGCCATGGACCACGCATCGCCTATGGCTCTGAGTTGGTCTGACGGCATCATCGTTTCTAGCGGGGTTTCAACCACTGGTGAGGATTCGTTGTTCATCTTGATTCAGTTGATGCCATGGTGGTCAATAAGCCGTCAAGGAAATAATTGCGCGCCCTCAAAACGTGTTTGCACATGGAGGCCGGGGTTCCTATTGTAGCCCCCGCGCGTATGGCCGGGGAACGCCTTGTTTCCCAATCGCGGCATGAGCATTGCCCAATACCCCCATTTGCCAGCAAATCCACGCGATAGGGATGGGGGCTGTAGTCACTTTCCACAGAATACACCATGCGTTCGTTGGTTGCATTCATAACGTAAATTCGTCCTGGTGCAGCACATGAGCTGTCACCCCGCCATATTTGTAACGATAGAGGCCGTCTCCCTCATAACGCTTTTCGATGATATGCTCACCAAATCGCTTCTTCCGTAAATGCCTAAGCTGAGCGGACACGCTTGGGGCTGGAGCATCTGATGCGGTGGCGATTTCCTCTAGGGTCATCCAAGAACCAGAGCGGATGCAATTAAAGACCTTAGATAGCTGACCTGAGAGCCGGGCGCAGTCGCGTTCATGCACATAATCTGACCCGTCAAATCGGATGGCGTTCATGGTGCGTTAGCGTTGGGTTTATTTTCCTGAGAGGATGCGCCATGCGAGTGCTGCCACTGCTGGAACTTGGCCGTTTCCAATGGCTTTAAGTCTGTCCACCCGAGCGGCCACCCCATTAGCCACTCGACCCACGTCGGGTTCAGTTGCCCATTGGTTCCGCCAGCAATTGCTTCGCGTCTGGCCATTGCCCCCAAACTGTTGCTCTGTTGGGTCAATCCATTCAAGCGGTAGCTGTCCTCGTTTGCATTGGGTGTCGGTATCGTCTGGCGAAATAACACCGCATGATCCAACCGGTCGTTTCTGCGGGACTTCCCTGTTTTGCGTGTCAATGTTTTCATGCTTGTGCCCTTGGCCATACTTGTGGTAGGCGTTGGCCATTTCTGGTCTGGTCTGGTCTGGTCTGGTCTGGTCTGGCGCAGCGGCCAGCGATCCAGATGCGTTCTCTTTTATGGGGAGCACCAACCTCTGAAGCTCCAAACACTCCCCATTTACAGTCATACCCCAACGCGGCCAAGTTACCGAGAACTGTTCCGAGTCCTCTTGAAATGAGCATTGGGCTGTTTTCCACGAAGCAGAAACGGGGTCGAACCTCGCAAATGATACGGGCCATTTCTCGCCACATTCCGCTGCGCTCTCCGTCGATTCCTGCTCCTTTTCCTGCTGCGCTGATGTCCTGACAGGGAAACCCGCCAGAAACCACGTCAACACGGCCTCGCCAAGGGCATCCGTCAAAGGTGCGAACATCATCCCAAATCGGGAAAGGCGGGAGAATGCCTTCATTCTGTCGGGCGCACAATACAGCAGCGGCGTAAGGCTCCCACTCGACGGCGCAGACAGTAGTCCAGCCGAGGAGTTTGCCGCCGAGTATGCCTCCACCAGCGCCCGCGAATAATGCCAGCTCATTCATTTGGTGTGTTGTGAGTGTCAGAACGCGGCAGGATGTATCCCATTTCTCTAGCCCAACTAGGGTTGTCATGGATGTAGGTGTGGGCACCCCGGCATACGGCCATCCATGTCGTTTCGTCTAGCATATACTTTCCACGGCCCTTCATGTGGTGGATGTCGGTGGCGGGAGATTGCACTCCCAATCCAGCGTAAACCTCGCACCACGGATGGGCCTCCAGGAACACTGCACGCTGCTTCATGTATTGCCGCTTAATAACGGCCATCTTCTTGCTCACCTTGCGGATGGGGGTGCGGCGTTTCATGGCTTTGCCCTTTTCGTTGCGGCGTCGATGGCGCCGCGGATGCTGTGACTCTGTGAATAAGGAAGGCCAAGCAGGTCAGATGTTTCCTGCGTGGAAATGTGAAGCTCCATCCAATCCAGCCGTGCCTTGTCTTTGCGCAGCTCGGCGTTTTCAGCCACTAATAGGGAAACGCACCTAAGTTCCTCTTCAAGTTCGGCGGCATCGTCTTGGTATAGCTCCAAAAGCCGCGCCTCTTTCGCTATTAGGTCGAGCCAGCGTTCGCGGCTGATGGCGATGCGTTGTGCTTCTGGGTTCATAGCTTATTCTCCCGTGTAAACTATCCGAGGTTGCGTAAAGATTGCCCACCCATCCACGCCCTCGTGACTGTCGATGGCCACGCGATAGGGCACCTTCCCCTTACGGAGCTGTGCAATGGCACCCGCAAGCAAATCGGCTTGCATAGAGGTGTAAGGGTAGGTGAGTGGTTTCCACCCTGAGGAAATTAGTTCGTTAGCGGTCATGATTGGATTGATAGAAATCTAGTTGTGGGGCGATGGAATGACAGTGGTGCGCGGGCTTGCCCCTCCCCGCGACCCTTTGCTTGAATGGCCTCAATGTAAAGCGTAGAAAGCGAATCGTCGAAAGGATCTTGAATGGTGTTCAAAATTGGGTTCTTTTCTGGTGCATGGAGGAATTGCACGCGGTCAGCGTCCTGTTCAAGATTGCCGGATTCGCGCAAATCAGACAAGCGGGGAACCCTGTTCTCGCGTTCCACCCCACGCCCAATCTGGGCTAGGACGAGAACGGGTATGTTTAGATCAATGGCAATGTCCTTGAATGCCATACTCATTCTTCCAAGCGCCGTGTCCCTGTTCTCACCCTTCTCTTGTTGCGGGTCGTAGCGTTGGAGATAGTCAATAATGATGGCCTTGATTGGCTTCATCTGCTGATATGCTTTGGCGCGGGCCGCCACCTGTGCCAGCGTCCTATCCCTATCGAAAATGTGCAGGCGCTTCATTCCCTTCACCTCTTGAAGCGCAGCCATGAAATCATTCTCCTTGTCGCGGGTGAGCCTCTTGTTCCTAAATTCCTTCCATGACGCCCCGCTGATTTGTTGCGCGAATAGGTGGGGAAGTTGACCCAGTGGCATCTCACGGGAGAACAGGAGGACATCCCCGGTCTTCTGCCATGCCATCGCACACTGACGGGCGGCTGAACTTTTCCCCATGCCGGGGCGTGCTGCCAGGATAATCATCTCCCCGCCACGAGCAGGCCCAAAACGATGATTCCAGTCGTGCCACGGCCATTCTAGGCCAACATCCTCTTCGGTGCGGGTGCCGGCCAAACAGCGTTCTGCAAACGCTATGGCTTCGTCTGTGGCTTCTGGCAGCGTTTTATTGTTCTGCGTTGCGTGACGGATGGACAGAATGGCGTGCGTAGATGCGACGTACTCCTCAACGCCAGCCTCCCCCGCCTTGGCCATAGCAATCGTGGCTTGTGCGTTCTCAATGAGGCAGCGGCGAACGTAGGTTTCCCGCACCTGTTCCAAGAAGTAGCCAAATTGGGCGGTGGTGGGGACATCTGCGGTTGCCCGTGTAATTCCCACCAACCCTCCAATTTCTTCGAGTTTGCCCACTCGGGAAAGTTCCTCCGTGAGGATGGCGGCGTCTATGGGTAGGTTCTTGCTATGTATCCAAAGGATTGCCCGCCAGAGCTTCGCATTGCTGGGATCATGGAACGATTGTTCCGATATCTTGGCATCAAGTGCCTTCGATAACGCGGCTGCTCCGTCAAGGAGGATGCACGCCAGCAAGCCGCGTTCGGCTTCCGAGTTGTGGGGCATATCAGACATTAGCGGCGTGGATCGTATTTGTTCTTGTGCCGCCAGAGCGTCAGACAGGCTTTAAACGCCTCCCACTCCTCCCGTAGTTGCGCGGCATCGTAAGTGGCAAGCTCCACCCTCCCCGGCTCTGTGGTGCTGATATAGAGGTTGTACCCAACGGCCTTGTCCCCAATAGGACAATCGGCGTCCGCTCCCCAATATGCCGCGACGTAGGCAGCGATCTGCATTCCGTATACCTGCCGGGGGGCGATTGGTTCTCCTGGCGTAGTCTTGGCGCTCTTGAAGTCCATGATGCCGTAATAGTCCTTGGTAGCCCACGGAAGATCCGTGGTGCCGGCGTAGCCATGCCGGGCGTTCA